GAATTACGTTCACTATATTGTAACATACTAAAAGAATTAAATCCAAACAAAACACTTCAGTCAATAGGAGATAGTATAGAATTAAATCATGCTACAGTTATTCATGCTTTAAAGAACTATAAGATGTACGAAGAATATAACCCTGAATTAAAAAAGTTTAGAGCAAGTGTACTAAGTTACTTTACGATGGACGAAACAGAATTAAAAGAACTATCCGATATAGAAAAAGCAAAACACGAAATACATAAACTTACATTAGAAAACTTTAATCTAAAAAGAGAACTAAAAGAACAAATAGAAAAACCAAGATACGAACACAAAATAATAGATGAACTAAACACACTAATGTTAAACACTAAAGGAACAACACAACACAATTTAATTCAAGATAGACTTGAAGCATTTTACCTAATGAATAAAAACATAAAGCTATGAAAAATAAAGATTGGTTACTTAATAAAATAGTAAAATCAGGAATAAAAATTAAAGAACTTAAAATTGAATTACAAAAATCAGATAATGATTATTATGAAATGAAATGTCAAAATGAACAATTACAAATAACAATAAAAAGTTTACAAAGAGAATTAGAAGGCAAACATTTAATGGATATAAAACTATGACACCAAAACAAGAAAAGATAGCAGTAGAAACATTTGCAATTATAGCATCCTTTATAGTTGCATTAGCAATAGTATTAATAATTAAATCTATAGTACTATGACAGCAAAAGAAATGGCAGAAGAATTAGTAAATAAATATTATAAATTATTTAGTGTTGATTTAGAAAACACAATATGCATATATGAATCTAAACATTGTTCATTATTATTAGTTGATGAAATAATTAAAGAACTTACAGAAGAAATAAGCCCAAGTGTTCACGGATTTAGACACAAATATTGGCAAGAAGTTAAACAAGAAATAGAAAAGATATGATAACACCACCAATAGAACAAATAACACCATATGAACGTGCAGTAATACTTTACAATAAATATACTAAAGAATATAACAGAAGTGTATGTATGGGCGATATTCAACAAACTGAACATTGGAAAGAGGTGACAAGAGAATTAGCAAAGCTTTATAAAAGATAATATTATGACAGCAGTAGAATTTATAGAAGATTATTTAAAGTTTAAAAATATTATAATAGAAAAAGAAAATTATCCTCAAGTTATAATTGGAGTAATTAACGATGCAAAAGAAATGGAAAAGCAACAGATTATTGATGCTTGGGAAGATGGCCAAAATTCATTTCCTACAATTAATGCAAAACAATACTACAAAGAAACATTTAAAAACAAATAACTATGGCAGATATAACAATGTGTAATGGTAACTATTGCGAATTATCAAAAACCTGTTACAGATATAAAGCAGAACCAAGTAACTATAATCAATCATACTTTGTAAAAGAACCTAATATAAACAATCAATGTGATTACTATTGGGAAGTATGTGAATATTGTAACCAAGAAAATGGTAACCATAAATTAAGTTGCGCAGTAATGAAAACACAAGTTAACTTATAAACAATAAAAGTTTTATTTTATTTTTAAATTAATAATAATATTTTTTAATTATGGAAGATAAAAGAAAATTCAATGGTGGTCATACAACTGCGGGTAGAAAATCTAAAGCAGAAGAAGTACAACTAATAGAAAAGTTAGGTGCATTAGAGCCATCAGCATTTATGGCATTAGAAAAAGGATTGGAACGTGGAGACTTTAAATTCGTTCAATTGTTTTATAACTATTATGCAGGTAAACCAAGAGAGACTAAAGATATTACAGTAACTAACGAGCAACCTATATTCAATATAGATGATTTAGACTTAATCTAAGACACTATTTTATGGAATTCATAGTAACTACTGCAATTAAAAAGTTATTGCGTCTAAAGCAACGTATTAAGGTTATAAGAGGTGGTACATCAGCAGGTAAAACTTTTGGTATATTACCATTGCTAATTGATAAAGCAATAAAAGAACCTATGCTTGAAATAAGTGTAGTATCAGAATCAATTCCACATTTAAGAAGAGGAGCATTAAAAGATTTCTTAAAAATCATAATGGCTTTAGGTAGATACACAGACGCTAACTTCAATAAGTCTACTTTAAAATATAGTTTTGCTAATGGTAGTTATATAGAATTCTTTAGTGTTGACCAACCTGACAAGCTTAGAGGTGCAAGGCGTAACATACTTTATGTTAATGAGTGTAACAACATTGACTTTGATTCTTATTATCAGATGGCTATTAGAACATCAGGTGATATATGGTTAGATTACAATCCTGCATCTTCTTTTTGGGTAGACAAAGAAATACTAACTCAAGATAATGTAGACTTTATAACATTAACATATTTAGACAACGAAGCATTATCAGATACTATAATAAAAGAAATAGAATCAGCAAAGGTTAAAGCATTAACATCTTCTTATTGGGCAAATTGGTGGCAAGTATATGGACTTGGACAAACAGGAAGTTTAGAAGGTGTATGTATAACAGATTGGAACGAAATAAACCTACCAACAGAAGCAAGGATACTATGTTATGGAATGGACTTTGGTTATAGTAACGATCCAACATCTTTAGTAGCTATGTATAAATACAATGATGCTTTTATATTTGATGAGATAATATATAAGAAAGGTTTATTGAATAGTGAAATATCTAATCTATTAAAAGCAAATGATGTTAATGATATAATACATGCTGATTGCGCTGAGCCTAAATCAATTGCTGAGTTGAATAGTTATGGTCATAATGTATTACCTGTTAGTAAAGGTAGAGATAGTATCTTATATGGCATTAATTTAATTAATCAAAACAAAATATACGTAACATCAAGAAGTAAGAACTTAATAAACGAATTGAATAACTATATATGGTTAACAGATAAATCAGGAGTTAAAATGAATAAGCCAATAGATTCTTACAATCACGCTATAGATGCTATGAGATACGCTATAACAAGTCAATTAGAGAATCCTAATAAAGGTAATTACTTTATATACTAATGACTTACGGACAAATAATAGCTACAATACAATGTTACATACATCACACAACAGGTAAAGAAGTTCAAATAAACTTACCACGTAATATAGGTGAAATTAAAAAGATGCAACAAATGTATGCTATAGCTTCGGAACATTTAAAAAGTTAAATATTTGTTAATTGTAACATATTTAAAACATAATTGTTACATTTGCGTATAATTTAAAACAAACAAAATGGAAAAGATTAAAGAATTTGTAAGCTATTGCGATATAGAATTTGAAGTAGATGGATATTATTGTAAAGGTTCTGATTATGATAATTCAGGTAGTACTATTGAAGATGCTGCAATATTTATAGAAGGTATTGATGTATATCAAATATTATCTACAAAAATATGGAATGATATAATTGCTTTAGCAATACAACAAATAGAAGATTAAGTTAGGTTAAATTTGGTTAAAGAGGTACATAGAAATATGTGCCTTTTTTTATTTTTAATAGCTTCGCTATTTAGTTTAATACAATTTGAACAAATAGTTATTAATATAAAAAACAATAATATGAAATTAGAGATTAGCATACCTACAGAATTAAAAGAAATTAAGTTATCACAATATCAGGCTTTTTTAAAGATAGCTAAAGATAATGAAGATATGGAATTCTTAAATCAGAAAATGGTTCAAACGTTTTGTGGTATTGATTTAAAAGATGTAGCAGAAATTAGATTTAAGGATGTATTAGAAATAACTGCATCACTTGGTAAAATGTTTGATGTACAATCTCATAGGTTTATAAATAGATTTAAACTTGCAGGAGTTGAATTTGGTTTTATACCTGATTTAGAAGATATGTCATTTGGTGAATATACAGATTTAGATTCATATATAGGTGATTGGGACAATATGCACAAAGCAATGGCAGTATTATATAGACCAATTACAAAGAAAGGAATAAACGATACATACGAAATAGAAAAATACAATGGTAGTATAACTTATAGTGATGTAATGAAACACG